GAGATAACCTGGATTAATAAGATCTACTCTCCTTATTCTATAAGATGTCTCTCCATCATAATCCACTATATCATTTCTCATAGATGCTATACCTACAGCAGTTAAACCTGCAGAAGGAGCAGATGAAATAGCAACTCTTGGAAGACTGGTATACTCATTTCCTGTATTAGAAATAGTAACCTTACTTAATGCACCATTTACTATTCCTGTAGTAAGAACTGCAGTGGTTCCTGATGACACTAAAGTAAGTGTTTCAATGTAACCTGCCTTCTCTAGGTTATCATCAATATCACCCACTCCTGTATCAATAACCTCATCCTCATATCTGTAAAGCTCACATCTAAGTTCATAAACATATCTTTCTCTTAACTGATAGAATGGTTTCTCATGTTCTACAAATTTAATTTCAAATAACCTATCACCTAATGGGAAGTATATTAAGTCACCTTCCTTAGGTCTAGTTGCTAATTCTATATTTGGTATATTCTTAATAAGTGGAGTAACATAATTTTCAAATCTATCTTTTGATATTACAAGAGTTAAATCATCAAGTGCCTGAACACCAAACTTTGATAGAAGAGAACCTTGTCCCTCATATCCATCAAATGTATCCACATATGCTTCTAAAGGAATTGCTTCCTCAAACTTAGATTCTATGACTTCCTGAATTACAGTAGCCTTAGTGATATATCTTCTAGGAATATAATAGACTTCCACTCCATACATCTTAATCTGTTCATTGATTAAGCTTTGGACTAGATTCTGCTCTGTAGAAGACCCTTGCAGGAAATAAGGATTTAATGCCATTAGCCTATCATATCAAGAGGTGGTATTTCATAAGTATTGGACATCATTTCTCTAATTCTTAATAATTCTTTTTCTGCTTGTTCATACATTTCCATACCATTTAACTCTATTCCACCAGGTAATTTGACTCCTTGGAACTTGGACATATTTTGCCCCCACTGCCTTTTAATAAGAGCAGTAGTATATGGTTTTAAGAATGAATCATTCCATACTCTAGGGTAAGTTGATGGATCTAATAAAGTGAAGCAATCTATTACTAGATAATCATCAACTGTTAAACTACCAAAATCAAGATCTAGATACAATCTATCTTGTCTCTTATTAAATCTAATCTGCTTCTCTGTTGTAAGTAAAAAATTAATATCTTCTAGATATGTTTTTACCATAGCATAGGAAAGAAGTTCAGTAGCACCCCAATAATAAATGTCATTCAAGAATAACTGATACTTCACACTGAACATATTGTTAGTAATGGTATTGCTTCCATCAAAATGAAATATCTTAGTTACTCCTAAAACTTCTGGAGGTATAGCAAGATAGTTACTATTCTCAGTATAACTAAATTGAGTAGTAACTCCAACTGTTGTATCTACTGTGGTAGTTGTTATACCTGCTCCACCAGTTGCTTTTCCTCTATCAATATCTGCTTGAGTTATTTTATATTTTCTATATGACTGGTAAACACCATCAAAGTGTCTTTCTTGAAAAAATTGAACAGCATCATCTACAATATCTTCTATCTGCTCATCTGCAACATTAATTTCCAGCACAGGAGCACCCAACTGCCTTTTGCAATAGTCTATTAATTCTCCACGTGTGCTTGGTTGCGCCATTTATCTACTTTACTAGTATAAGATTATTTAGGAAGGAGCAGAAGAGATACCTGCTATAACTAACACATCTCCTGATACTATTCTATAAACTGATGAACCTGAACCAATTAAAACATCATATACATATCTACCTTCTGATAAAGTTCTAGTAGCAGTAGAACCTAATGACAATCTAAACTCTCCACCTTTAGCACTAGTAAAACCAACTTCAAAGGTTTTTATTGCATGTTGTGATGAACCAATTGCTACACTCTTTGCAAGTTGAGCAGAACCACTATATCCAGTAAAATCAAAAGCAGTCCCAGATGTACCAACTACAGTATAGTCAGCATCTAAATCTGCTCCTGTATTAATAGTAAGATTGACACCATAGGCAACACCTGCACTAGGATCAAATGTAAGAGTATTTTTAGCCATTGGATAGTGCTCTTAGTAAAGTTTTGATTTCATTAATGTCATCCTTTAAAGATTTTAAATCATTCTCCATATTATCTATTCTATCTTTCCCTTGCTGTCTTTGAGCACGTCTTTGAAGATAGTTATTATACTGATTTGAATCATTACTAACAATAGCTCTTGTGCTATTATCACGAACCAAATCAGTATGTCCTTTCACATTTGTATAATTCATATTATGCAAGTGCAAGTACCCTTAAATTTTTCACTCTAGGTGGTTGTGCCTGATTAGTACCAGTTCCTATAAGTTTAATACTAAAGTATCTGAATGTAGGAAGACTATCAATTGTAAATTCATAATCATTATATACAACTTGATTGGAAGTATATGCTATGATGTCAGTCTTAGGAACCAACTTATCAGGAAGTCCATCACTCTTATATGGATCTTTTACTTGTCCAGTATTGAATAAGTTATCATATCCAGGGAATGGTCTATAAACTAATTCACCATTAGGATCATCAGTTACAGCATAGAATGCTCTAATATCACTAGTTACATTAATATGAGCTTCTAAATGAACTTTAATAGAAGTTGCACCATCCTTTAACTGTACTGGTTTAGAAGCATAGACAAAAGCATTAGGATCATCTATTAGATTGTTAATTCTATTATCCTTAATATAATTTGTGATTGGTTTGTTTACTCTATTTGAAGTAAGACATACAGCAACTCTATCCAAATCAATAATAGGAGAAACAAAAGGTGAACTGGTTTCAAGATTTATATTCATAGTAAATGATCTATTGTCTGGTAAATCAGTTAATAATGTTGTCTCATTTATTCTAGAAGCAATTATTCTAGGACTAGACATATAATTATTTGTAGTCAAACTAACATCTTCAAAACCTTGATCCACAAATGATGTTTCTGAACCATCTACACTAGAACCACTAACAGTTCTAATTGTAGCAGTTACATTGGTTGTGGTTGGTGTGATGTTTTGAACAATAGGTCTTACAATTTCAAATGGTATATTCTCTGAAGAAAGAATATTGTCTCCACCTGTAGACTTAGTATCATTAAAATGTAATATTGGGTAACTTGTTCCCACTGATCTATCTACTCCATTAGCAGACATATCAACCTTAATATTATAATGATCTAACCCTATAGGATCAGTTACAGTAGCATTTGTTAAATTATGATCTGTATTAATTCTTCTTAAAGAAACTCCATTCAATTCATACTTACTAACTTGATCTCCACTGCTATGTGTAAGAGTCTTAGTAGAATCTACTCCTCTAGTAACACCAGTTAGTGTGTTACTTACTGCTCCAGTATAAGAAAGAATCTCACTTCCAACTTTGACATATCCAAGGTTAGTAGAACCAACTCCAACATTTTCAAACTCAGCAAAATCAGTTCCATCATCTAATATAAGAGAACCAGTAGAAGTTGAATCATAATCAGATGATAATGCAGTTATAGGAACATCAGTTTTAGCATCAGTAATAGTAACTACATTAGTAGTTGCGTGCATTCCATGATTCTTCTGATTAATCTTAATATGTAAACCATCAGTAACAGTTTCTGGTGCTCCTTGCATCCATACATTTCCACCAGCAGTATAGTTAAGAATGGTTGTTATACCAGCACTGTTAATATACTGGAATGTCTTACCAACTCCTGTATTAAATTCTCCTTGAACATTATCAAGAACCAATTCATTAGTTCCTGTAAGTGTGGCAATAGAAAATTCCATTCCACTTCCAAGAGAATTAATTCCAACTGATGATACCCCAACTACATCTCCTAATGCATATCCAGAACCACCACTTGCCATAGTTGCAGCAACTGCCACTCCATTAGTAACTGTAATATTAACAGTACCATTTTTACCAGTACCAGTTATTGCATTGAGGTTAACTCCAGAATATACCTGACTTCCAGAAGAAGGAGTATATCCAAAACCAGCATTAGTAATAGTTAAATTACCAGTTGCTGTTCCACCAGACCCAACATAATTTCCACTAGCATTACTACCCATTTGTGTAATAGTGTTACCTAGATTTAATCCAGAATCAGATATTACAGTATTAAATCCTACTCTTATCTTATTAGAAGAAACTTGTAAAGAATCCTTACGTAAAGGATTAATATCATCAGAGTAAGTTAATAGTGATGGGTTGTGGAAATTAATATTTCCAGATGTTTTAGTAAACTGTGCTCTCCAAAGATTAAATTTCAAATCTTCAAACTGACTTGGATTCCATGTTTGTCCATTTTGAGACTTAAACAAAGATCCAAGAGTTGGTTGGGAAGAAACTTGAATTTGCTCAGCTTCTGGGTTATTAACTGTCTGTATATCAACCTCACCCATTCTAGATATCCATGCCATGTAATTAGGACTTACTGACATCAATACTATACAATAAGTTTCACCTGGTGATAAGTAAACTGGAGATGGGAATACCACACTTGTTGGTATACTTGCATTATCAGAAACTTGACAATAACCAGGTTGAAGAACTACTTCACCAAAAGGAATTACCTCTTCAGTAGGAATACCAAGTTTAACTGTTCTTAATTGAATAATTAATGGTAAGGTATCATCCTTTTGAGCAAGATATACATCAGCTTGAGTTACATATACTCCATGATCATTCTCTACAAAGAATGATTGAGCTAGAGGGTCAGTTTTGTTTTCACAAATCCAATACTCACCTTGTCCCTCTACATAAGTTCCTGCTGCTTTTTCAGTTCCCTCTTCAGAAACACCAAATTGTTTTGCTAAGTAACTTGTTATTGTTGCAGCAGCTGAACTACCAGCTAAATTACCTGTTCCTTCTCCATTTTCTATATCTCCTATAACAGCAAAAGCAGCTGCTGTCTCAGGGCTATTCTTAATATCTTCTAACCAATAATCATAACCAGGACCATCAGGTTGTCTACCCAAAAGATCCATATATGCTTGCTCAATAATATCAGGATCTTCCTCTATAGCAACAGCTCTCATTGTACCACTTGAGTGGATACTACCTTGCTCTTCAATCCAATCAGTATTTCTGAAGGTGTTCATATCACCTACAAGAAGATTCTCATCTGCAATTATTTGATCAGCAGCTGCTCCACCAGCATTTAATGCATTAAATACAGTATTATTTTCATATTCATTAGCAACAACATTACCCTTAATTTCTATTGCTCCAGTATCATCATTAAGTTCATATAATCCAGTAACTGTTTGACCACCAGGTGTCCTTACTATTGGTATATCATCATGCCACTGTTCAGGATATCCTATGACTTCATGTTCTGTAGATATGATATTAGTGCTACTAGTAGTATATGTGCCACCACCAGTAGTTTGAGTTTCTATCTGCTGTTGGGTATGAGTATTAATATTCCTCACACTGATGATAGTAGACTGAAGAGTCTCAATCTGACCAGTAGCCTCAAATGTGCTTGAACAATCAGTTTTTACTAAACCAGGATTTTGACTGTTATTAGAATTACTGGAGAGTCTAAAGACTTTCTTTCCACATTCAAATTTAGGTGTAGTTATATCATTAGGATTAGGAATAAAGAATGATCCTCTCAAATATCCAATAGTATCTGTTCTTAATGCTATACTTTCAACTGTTGCTTGAGCACTAGATGTTTGTCCAACTAATTTAAGACCTTTTTCTACATATCCATGATAAGTATTTTCAGATTTATCAGATAGACTTAATGTGTCAATATTAATCAATGTGCTAGTAGTTGAATATTCAGCAGGTACATTTATAATTTCATCTGGAAGATATTGAATTTCTCTCCCTGTATCTCCGATGAAAGCTGATCGATCAGAATGAGCCATAGGACCTGCACTTTCTCCAACTCTACCACGTCCTTCTGGTATAACTGTATCAACTATTCTACTTCTACCTTCAGTCAATGTTCCTATAGCTAAAGGAGTTTGATTAAAATAAGGATTACTATTGTATATTACGCCAGGATTATCATACTCACCCAACTTATGATTTGACTGTGCTACTCTAAATCTAATCAATTCCTTTCCATCATCAGTAGTTCCAATAACAGTCTCACCTACTTGGAAAGTTCCAGTAGTCATTGATATTTGAAGAAGTTTTGGAATTACAAATTTGTTAACATTTTCTCCATCAAAGAAAGCAAAAACTTCTGTAGTTGGTTTCATGCTACTAGCAGAAAACTCAATATTTCTAGACCTCATGTAAGGAGCTAGATCAGTGTTAATTACTTTTGGACCTTCATTAATAGTACTGAAAGTATCTCTTTGTATACTTCTAGTTCCAACTCTTTCTTGAGTTGTGCTTGCAGAAGTAAATGTTTGAGTTGTAGTTCTAGTCTTTGATCTTTGATTTGTATCACCGCTTATTGAACTCCAAGAACCCCAAGAATCACTACTACTCTCACTAACTAATCCACCACCACCAGTCCATGTGGTTTCCCAAGCACCCCATATCACTGGACTATATCCACTATCAGGATCAAATCCTCCAGCTTCTACTTGTTCACTAGTCTCAGAATAAGTGGTAAGATCTTCTTTTTTAGCTTCTATTGTAACTTGATCCATCCATACATCTGATGCTGGTGTCAAATTCATAACACCACCATAATAGTTTATAAGGAAAGGTGTAACACTCTCAGTCCTAGTTGCAAATGGTTGATGAACAAAAGGTACTGTATCATAATCTAAAGTTAATACTCTACCAGTTCTTCTAATTCCATTACTACTATTCAAGTCTAATTTAAGATCTAATTCAGTAGTATAAGGAGTGGGTCTTAATTCACCATTCTGATAATCAATACTGTTCTTAACTACAGTCTTCTTAATTTGATTTTCGGTATCAGAGAAATCATCTACAAAGAATCCTGATTTAAATCTATTAAGACCATCAGCATCAGTAATCTGCATATTCAATGTATCTCTTTCCAATAATGAAAGAGAAGTGTAGAATTCTAATCCTTCAATTCTTTTTTCAAGTCTATTGATATCTCTCATCTGATATCTCTTATACTCAGCTAAATTAATACTTACATCTGTTACGTTATACAAGTAAGCTGGCAAAGTAAGAGAAGCAACTTCTAATGCACCATCAATAGCATTTGGAAATTCTGGAACCTCAGCTGGAATACCATTTATTAATTGAAACTCTCCCTTTTCATTTAAATAAATTTTATCTAATCTAGGAAGATAGAAAGAATAATCCAATAATATAGACTCATCTGATGCCAATATATTCTTAGCTGAATTTCCTGAAGCATTAAAACTTCTTCCTAAAAATTCAAAAGGTGAATAAGAAGTGCCTGAAAACTCAGATACTCTAGGTCTTATATCAAGAATATCACTAACTCTAGAAGTATTAATTATGGGT